CGCTTAAAGCAAAACGGAGTTCAAACAATGGCTGAGACCCTCGACAAAAAACTTGATGATATGGAAGAAGTGACCGAAGGCACTACCCAATCTAAAACTGCGGTTAACAAAGATGCAAAACCAGGCGAACCAATCGACACATCGAAAGGTGGTGCTGCGAAAGTTATCTCTGTTGACACTGATTCCATGGAAGGTGCGAAAGGAACGAAGAATGCAGGTGCTTCTGCTGCAGGTGCAGTAAAACACGAAGGATCTAAATCTTTATCCACCAAACCCAGTGCAGCATCCGCTAAAATGGAGGACGCAGAAAATGAAGAAGAAGCAATCACTGAAACCAAGTACGACTTTACTCAAGATGTTGACGCTCTTGTCGCAGGTGAAGAACTATCAGAAGAGTTCAGAGCAAAAGCCGTAACAATCTTCGAGGCAGTGGTCACAGAAAAAGTGAACGCAGAAGTAAAAGCGTTGCAAGAAGCATTTGAAGAATCTCTAACCGAAGAGGTAGAGAAAATCAAAACAGAATTAGCCGAGAAGGTTGATGACTACTTATCTTATGCTGCTGAAACTTGGATGAAAGAGAATAGTCTCCAAGTAGAGCACGGTATTAAGACTGAGATGAGTGAATCATTCTTCAACGGTCTAAAAGATCTTTTCTTAGAGCACAACTTTAGTGTTCCTGAGGAAAAATTCAATCTACTTGACGGTATGGTTGGAGAGTTAGATGAAATGGAAAAGAAACTCAACGAAACAGTCGAATCCAATGTATCTTTGAACAAGAGAATTGGCGAGTTTGTTAAAATGGAGATCGTGAACGAATGCGCTACTGGACTAGCAGAAACCCAAAAGGAGAAGTTAGCATCATTAGCAGAGGGTGTTGAGTTTGAAAATGAAGAAGACTTCCGTAAGAAAGTCGAAACGATTAAGGAATCATACTTCACTAGGAAGGCTGAGATCGCTGAGTCAGCGAAGGAACCCACCGAAGAAGGATCTGCACCTCTAGTCGAATCTACAACAAGTGGCACAATGTCGAAATACGTTGATGCAATCGCTCGTTGGTCCAAATAATTAAACAAAATTACTACTTCAAAAGGAGATAAAGGTACAAATGACTGTACAAAAACTACAAGAGAAGTGGGCACCCGTTCTGAATCACGACGCTCTCCCAGAGATCGGTGACACTTACAAGAAAGGTGTTGTTGCACAACTCTTAGAAAACCAAGAAAAAGCACAGATCGAAGAAGGTCAAATCCTTTCTGAGACTCTACAAACAACAGGATACACTGGCGGTTCAACCGCAACAGGTCCAGTTGCAGGTTTCGACCCTGTTCTAATTTCATTGATCAGAAGATCAATGCCTATGCTTATTGCATATGACATTGCAGGTGTTCAACCAATGACAGGTCCTACAGGACTTATCTTTGCAATGAGAACTAACTACGGTTCCGAAAGAGATCCTAACGCATCAGGTTACGATGAAGCATTCTTCAACGAACCAAACGCAGGTTTCTCTGGTGGCGCAGGTACATCCTACGATCCAGGTGCCTCAAGTTCAGCAAACAACGACGCAGAAGGTAACAACCCTGCTGTTCTTAACGATGCCTCTGCAGGTACTTATGAGCAGACTGGTGACGCTGCAGGTATGTCAACATCAACTGTTGAAGCGTTAGATGACAGTGCTACTAACACTGCTTTCAGAGAAATGGGTTTCTCAATCGAGAAAGTTACCGTTACAGCGAAGGCAAGAGCACTAAAGGCAGAGTACAGCATAGAGCTTGCTCAGGACTTGAAAGCGATTCATGGTCTAGATGCCGAGCAAGAGTTGTCAAACATTCTGTCAACAGAAATCCTTGCTGAAATTAACAGAGAAGTTGTTAGAACAATCTACACAAACGCTGTTAAAGGTGCACAGAACAATACTGCAACAGCAGGTATCTTCGACCTAGACGTTGACTCAAATGGTAGATGGTCAGTTGAGAAGTTCAAGGGACTATTATTCCAGATTGAAAGAGACGCTAACGCTATCGGACAGGAAACTCGTCGCGGGAAGGGCAACATCATGATCTGCTCTGCAGACGTTGCATCTGCTCTAGGTATGGCAGGAGTTCTAGACTACGCTCCAGGACTACAGGGTAACAACCCTCTAACTGGTGTAGACGATACTTCATCAACTCTTGTTGGTACACTTAACGGACGCATCAAGGTTTATGTTGACCCATATTCAGCAAACGTAGCAGACAAGCACTTCTATGTTACTGGATACAAAGGTACATCACCTTATGACGCAGGATTATTCTACTGTCCTTACGTTCCATTACAGCAAGTTAGAGCAATCAACCCTAACACCTTCCAACCAAAAATTGGTTTCAAGACTCGTTACGGTATGGTATCTAACCCATTCGCTCAGGGACTTACTCAAGGTTCTGGTGCACTTAGTGCTAACAGCAATAAGTACTACAGAAGAGTACAGGTTGCAAACCTAATGTAATAGGCAATATTGCTTATCTTTTAAAGAGGGTGTTGACACCCTCTTTTTTTATGCTATAATATATTTGTTGGACGCAACAATGGGTGTGACTGAATAAACTTACTGGCATTGGTCTGGTTAAGGTGATGAGGCAGAGGTGGTGCTCGCTACCGCAGGGTAGAACTTCTCAACCAAGAAGGTCTCAGGCATACAAGAATTTCTAAACTGTAGAAATGCCCTTGTATTGTTGGCAAACAGAAACCCAACCACCCTCCTAATTTAGAAGTAGTATAAATCATATTAATAATACACATTAACATATGTTATCTACCCAATATCGTCTTCGTTTAGAAGGCATTTGCAAAGCAATCGCATCAGGAACTGAAGTAAGTATAGAAGATATGATATGGGCAGAGAAACTATCAAAAGCAAATACATCAGCAAGAGGAATGTTGAGTCAAGCAAGGAGATTAGCAACAGACTCTGACTCAACTTTTCTTAAGTACTTGGATATAGGAGACTCGGATTCAAGGAAACACAAAAAGGGTTTCAGTGGTGCAGACGATATAGCAGACTGGTTCAAGAATGATAAGAGATCAGATGATTGGAGACAACGTGACTAAATAGCATTGTACGAAACTAAATTATGATTACTGACATTAGATATGATGGGTTCATCGGTATATTCGATACCGAATATGATACCCAACCCTTGATAGATTACTGGGAATACCAGAATAACGTAGGTGCTACCTTTAAACGTAAAGGTTTATTTGGTAGAGAACGTAAAGCACATGCTCGTAAAGATACATGTCTTGCTACTGAAGACTTTATGTTGGATCACAACTGCGGTTATCAGTGGATGAGACAATATAATGAAGTTACTGGTAGATGTCTTGAAGAATATATTGATAATTTTGAACATCTTTTACATTACAGATATCAACAAGTATATCTAAATGTACAAAAGACTTTACCACAACAAGGATATCATGCATGGCATTCAGAGGATGGTTCTCTAGGATGTAATCGTCGTATACTAGCGACAATGATGTTCCTTAATGATGTTACTGAGGGTGGTGAAACTGAGTTTCTTTATCAATCAAAGAGATTTCAACCTAAGAGGGGTCAGTTTATGATATGGCCAGCAGGATTTACTCATGTACATAGAGGTAATCCTCCACTATCAGGAGAGAAGTACATTTCTACATCATGGTTGGAAAATATAAACGCATAAAATGTCTAACTGGTATCAAGACCAACTAACAAACAAGAACTTCTTGTCTCCAATAGGATTTGTTTTTCTATTGGACAAAGCAAAGAAGACATCTTTTTTGTGTCAGAGAGCATCTATACCCGAACTAAGTTTGGGAGATATTGCAATACCTACACGAGGATTTGTTTCTGTACCATTAGAAGGTAACATCCAATATTCAACATTAAATATAGATTTTATTGTTGATGAAGATTTACGAAACTATATGGAGATACATAACTGGATTCGTGCATTAGGTGTACCTGATAACGTTGCAGAAAGACAAACTTGGATAAATGCAAACAGTGATATAATAACTCAAGATCCTAAAGTATCTGATGGTACATTACAAGTATTAAACAATAATAATATTACAAACTTTGATGTAGTGTTCAAAGATATGTTTCCCACAAATCTAAGTACACTAGATTTTAATGTTACAAATACAGACAATGAGTTTTTGACAGCAAGTGTAACTTTTAAATATCTGCTCTATGAAATAAGAAACGTTAATACACAAACAAGACGATGAAATTTGAGTATAAGTTTGAACATCATTGGGGTGGTGAAGATAACTGGTATACTAAATCTAAGAGATGGGCAAAGAAACAACCCTTTCCTTTGTCACATTTGATAACAGGTCTGATTGAATGGTTGCATAAATTGTGGATTGATGGTAAAATATTACAGGTCATGGCAGATGTTGATAAAGACATTGACAAAATCAAATCTACTTGGGAGGAAAATGACAGAGAAAGCACCCCACACATCGTGGAGACAGGAGTATTTGGAGATGAAGGCTGGTCTATCGAAATCACAAATCCGATTGTTGAAAGAAGGACCGACTCAACTAGCACAGGCATGGTTACTCCAAGCGATGCACAACGACTACAAGAAGATGAAGGGGATCAAGGAACCTCCTAGTCGAGAGTCTGGATATCAAACAACCATGAAAGAATGGTTTGCAAGTAACAAAGATCAAGGAGTATGAATCTTGAAACATTGCAGAATCTCTGGAAGGAGGACTGCAAAATAGATGATGATCTCTACTGTGAAGAATCTCTCAAGATTCCTAGATTACATCAAAAATATATGGAATACTTCAACACTTTTTCTTTAATGAAGAAAGAGAAAGACGGAGAGTATCGTAAATTAATCAAAGAGAAATGGTTATATTATAAGGGTAAAGCACCTGCTACAGTATATAAAGATATGCCTTTTGATCTCAAGTTAACTACAAAGGAAGAAATAAATATGTTCATCGAAGCAGATGAAGATATAAGAAAAGTTAAATACAAAATTGATTATCTTGATCAGATACTATTCTTCTTGGAGAGTGTATTGAAACAGATTGGAGTTAGAAACTTCCAAATTAAAAATGCTATTGATTGGACAAAATGGAGAGAGGGATCTTGATTACAACTGACAAACTTTTAAAAATATACAAGGTAGTTAAAAAACCTATAGTATATAAGTATCCCCCTAGAAGGAAACACCATAATATGCATTTGTACGGATAGACTATATACTATAGTGACGTAACATCAAATGATGGACCTCAAGATTGGAAAGAAGAATGAGGTATATTTAAGAGTAGAAGCACCAGATCACGTCAAGTATGAGTTGGCGGATTTTTTTACGTTTGAGGTAGAGTCTGCAAAATACATGCAGAAGACAAAAAGATATAGAGGTTGGGATGGTAAGATACGTTTGTTCTCTCCTGCAACAGGTGAGTTATATGTTGGTCTTGTAGACTATCTTACAGACTGGGCAAAGAAAAATAAGTATGACTATGAAATAGAAGAAGACGAGTTCTTTGGTAGACCTGATGA